ATGGACCATATTCTTTTACTATTTCATTATATAGTGATACATATTTTTCAAAGTAAGTTTCGGTTGCTTTATAAACGTTATCCACTAATTCGGTATAAACTAATTTTAATTTAGTTGAATCTATTTTACCAATGTAACCCTCCTCAAAATTATCACCTTTATTATCATTTGCTATGTCTTCAATTTTTGAGAATTTGTCTCTCAGTTTTTCTAAGAATTCTTTTGTAAAATCCTCTCTGTTTTCACCATCAATAGTTTCGGCGGTATTAATTGACCTTTCATCATACATTTCTGTATTTGCGTAAAAGTTAGAGGATAATGCGTTTTGTAATCTTTCTACAGGTTTTGATAATCCTTGACCACCAATAAAGTTAACCTGTAGAGATACGTTTGCAATCATTGGTTGTACACCAATTCCTTCAGGGTTTAAATCCCATACATTTTCTTCGAATGTTATGTTAACATCTCTAATTATAACTTTAGAATGATAAAAATCACCTACCCTTAATATACAAATTGGTGGTGGTCCAAATGAAGTATTTCTCGCATTTAAATCAGAAACATCACTCAATCCCTTAATAGGTATAGTGTCACCTGGTCTAATACATTGTAATAAGAATGTTAATCTTGAATTAAGACCCTCTGGTGTTGTTGAGTGGAAAGCGGGATGAAAATATTTTAATTTTTCTTTTAATGTTTTAAACACCACAGGATCACTTTCTTCTAATTTTTGAAAATAATAACACTCACTAAGTGTTTTCATGATAATCCTCTTCATCAAGTCAATTGGTGGTTTATTAGATGAAGGAGGTGTTGTTGGTCCGTCTTTTGGTTCCAATCTTGTTTTTATTGTTGGGTCCGGTTCAGGTGTTGATTGTGTTGGTTCCGGTTTCTCGGTTTTTGTGTATTCAAAAATCACAGCAGATTGTCTACAACCAAATGCAACAGGTGCAACAACTTTTAGAGAAATATCCGATGACCCACCGACACCATATTTAAATTCATTCGTTGAGCAGTCTCTTTTTTTATTTGAAGCTAATTCACCAGAACTGATTGTCCTAAAATTTATTTTACCATCGGACTCAGCGTAACCCAATTCTTTTAATGTTATTTGTAAATCAAAATTTGTTTGTTGGGTTGCATTTCCACTAAAGGATGACGGCCATTTAGAATCTAAAACACTTTTAGCATCGACATCTTTTTTTATTCTATCTAAAAAATCTAAAATAATACTATATGTTCTTCTGATAGATAATCTAAAGTTATAATTATTATCCGCCAACGCAGAGCAAGAAGAACCTATCTGAACAGACAAATCTTTTACCAAACCAGCTTCAATGTCGGTTTTTAAAGTTGTAGTTTGTGTTTCATATGTTGTAAAACTAGATTGAGCTTCAAGAATTTCTGTATTTAAATCATTAGATACTTGTGTTTTATATGTTGAGGTCTCTCCTGTAGGAATGTCCTTTCCAAATAGAATTTTTTTATCGTGTATTGCATTTGCGGTATTATAAGTCGTGGTTCCTGATAATATATCATTTAACACAATATCTAAGCTGTTAGTAGTATCATTCAACCATCCACTGTAACCAATTGATGTGTTATATTCAGTCGTATATTTTGCACCTTTAAATTGGTCAGAACCAACTACCTTAGGTTTATCATTTGCAAAGTTTAAACTTACAGTAAGTTTTTCTTTTTTACTATTATCTTTTAAAACTGGTGGTTCTTTTTTTGGAACATCTCCTGTTGTAACGCTTTTATATTCTTGAATTCTATCGGGGTCCTTTTTACCATCTAAATAATCAGTGATAGACTTAGCATCATCCGGTGTTATTTCCGCATATCTTCTTATTAAATCATAAAAATCTATTTCCTCACAACCCGCAAAAAATGCATTTATATAATTTTCGGACTCTTCGTCTGACATTCCTTTAAAATGTTCTCTTACTAAAAGATTTAATACACTTGGGTGGTCAACAACCACTTTAAAAGATACCTGTCCACTTCTCTCTGTATTTTGATATGTGTAAATTGGTTCTGGGCGACCTAAAAAAGTGTTACTTTCCCATCTAGCAGTATTTTGTTCTGATACTTTTAAATCATATGGTGGAAACCACATAACCCTACCTCCATTATTTCCTCTTTCACAATATGGTAAATCATTAACAGTAAAACCTGGTGTGTTTGATGTTTTCCACGCAAGGTTCTCAATTGAGAACATGTATTTTTTTGCGTAGAATCCGTCTCCTCTTGGTTTTATGTTCGTAGACTCTGTAAAATCTTTTCCACCGTTAGAAATTGGTGCAATATTAAGATTCCAAGGTCTATCTAAAATACTGTCATCATACTTTCGTACATTTTGACCCCTTTTCATTGTATCTGAATAATTCAAATAGGATCTATCTTTTGTCCAAACTCTACAATATTCTACACCACTTTCTTCACCAAATTTATCTACGTATTTGACCGCGGAACCTCTACTTAATAAAACATCACCTTCTCTGAAAATTCTACTTGTTTGGTCGATTACGTTTGCAACATGTGAACGAGCTTCCCCACCATTCGTTGGTAAAGTATCTAATAATTCTTGTGTATATCCTAAAATTGAATCTTCTCTGAAATCAAAACTTGTTGATGTTGAATTGTCGAAATCAGATTGTTGGTTACCCCATTCAGCGTTATTAACACCTAGTTCATTTCTTGAATTTCTACTAATCCAAGTTAATTTACCTGTAATCGAACCACCTTCAGAATAATTTCTTTTTCTTTGAAACAACTCCGCTTGAATGGGGTCAAACATCAAACTTAAAAAATAATTACTTCTAACAGGTCTGTCGTTAAAATCATTCATTGCATATTTTACGTCATTTCCTCTGTCGTCTCCAATATATGCCTCACCTCTTGGTGCCTCAACCCCTAATAAATTTTTTACCCCTTGAGCAACATTATCAACAAAGTTAAAAATCTTTGATGTATTTTGTGATCTAGCGGTAGTTGTGTAATTCGGTGCGTATTTTGAATATGATAATAAATCATAAAGAACATTTTTTTGACCTCCCCCAAGATATTCAATCATTATATCAGATGGTTTTCTTGTTGGTGATTGTCTTCTCTTTATACCAATTAATGAACCTAAAACACCCGTTACATCTTGAAACGCTTTACCTAATTGAGTTTTAGGGGTTGGTCTTACATTGATAGGATTTCTAGGGTCAGAAAGGTATTGACCAGGTATCTCTGAAAAAGGAAATTCAACACCAGCAGCAACTTGAACGAAATCAATAACTTTACCCGGTAAAGTTTTTGCAACAGTAATACTATAATCAGGAGCAACCAAAGGTTCTCTTCCTGTTACTATGTTTGATGCGGTTGAAATACTTCCATTTAATGCGTCCGCAATTCTAAGTCTACCATTTGTTTGTCTTTCTATATTTTGTGAAATTCTTGAAAAAACAGGACCATTGTTTGATAATAAATATTTTCCAGCGAACTTCATCAATTCTGACTCAGAATCTAAATTATTCTGTCTAAATACACTTATTAAATTGTGGTTTTGAAATTGAAAATATGGATATAAACTAAGATTAGCTCTTCTTGGTAGAGTATCTAAATTTTCAGTTACACTAAATTCTAAGGGTTTAAAAACGTTACCTGTTTGTGGAAGTTGTAACATTTGAGTCCTATTGTCCACAACAGTACCCGGATTGACGTTAGCACCGTCACTCAAATTTTGAATGGAATAGTTACCCGAGTTAAACGTTTGAGGACCATTCGGTTGATTCAAAGTTTTACCTAACACATAATCTCTAAATCTTTTAGTAGAATCAAAATCTAAGTAACTTGGCATCGAGTTCTTTTATCTATAAATAGATAATTTATAAAAATATTAACCTATAATCTTTAATTATAAATCAACATACAAATAACCATTTGGATTTGTGGAATCTATACTGTTGGATATCACAATTTTACCCTTATCATCATATTTGGTTTGTGTTCTTGCATCTCTCATAATTCTCTCCATTTCTGCCGCGGTAATACCTTTATTATTGGGGTCAGTATTTGTATTGTTTTGATTAGTTTGTTGGTTATTGTTAACATTTGCGGGTTGTTGTGGTGTTGGGTTTGTTTTTGTCGAATTTTCTTGAACTTTTGTGTTTAATTCCTTTCTTCTACTTTCAATTTCTGCATTTATATCGGTGTTACTTCTATCACCTTTGATATAATTTTTTAACATGTCATCAGCCTGCTTAACATATTTGTCCATGTCAGCACCCATACTTCTATAAGTGTTTGCAAACTCAACTTTTAACATTGCGGCAATTTCTGAAACTGTTAATGCTAATTTTTGTGTTTCTGTAAATTGTTCTAACGCAATATCTTTTGGGTCCATTTTTTCAAATGCTTTTTGATTTTCTAAAATTGCATTTGCAGTAGTTTGATTTAAATCTTCTAATGCAATTGTTTGACCTAATCGTTCTTGTAAAATTGTTGGTACCTCAATAACCATTTTTCCATCTTTACCCATTCTGGCTAAGTTTGTTAAAAACTCTATTTGTTTTTCATCAGCCGAAACACCTGAAGCAATTATATCTTGTGCTGCAGAGGTTCTTTCCGCCGCAGCAATTGCCATTTGTGATAAGTCTTGATAACTCATCCCGAGTTCTTCTGCCATGGCTCTTGCTCTTCTTAAGTTAACACCCGATATTTCAAATTTTCCTTGTTCTGAATTATATGTTGCTAAAGATTCTGCCGCCCCAATTAACGCATCTTGTAATCCTTCCACGTTATTTGTTGCCATATACATCATTTGGAATGGGTCACCTAATGAACCAATTGCTCCACCTAATACTTGTAGATTGGCAGCCAAATCTATTGCTTTCTCAGGTGACATTACTTTTTCTGCAATGTCAAATACATTTTGCATGTTCATTCTAAATTCAACAGATTTTTGTACCATTCTATTTAATCCCTGAGCACCATTTTCAAAACCATACTGATTTATTTTTCCAATATTTTTTTGAAACTCTTCTGTTGTTTTTCTAATATTTAAACCTAATACTAATGAAGATTTACCACCAGCGTTAATATTTTCTAATGTTTTTTCAGCTCCAATACCCGTAAGTTCAAAACTTCTTAATATTGGGGCCATTTCTTTCATGTCACCTACGAATGCTCTCGATGTTACTGCCATATTTTCCATAACAGATTCATTCATCGTGAAAAATCTTCCCGTTTCTTTAGTTGCAGATATTGCGGTATCAGCTAATTCATCAAATGAATATCCCATACCTTGAACACCGTCATATGCATTTACAATACTATCTCTATACCCTCTTGATAATTCTTTTCCAATACCAATTTGACTATTTAACTTATTTCTTAATTCAACTTCTTTATTTACGATGTCTACCATACCTTCATAAAGATTTGATAATCCAGTTGAAAAAAGACCCTTTAACCCATCTTTTAATGATTGACTACCAAATAACGCCTTACCTATTGATACAGCGGCGTCAGCAATTTTGTCGGCACCAATTAATTCAGTTGCCGCCTCCGCACTTATCATTCCGTATCCTGTTGTAAATCCTTGTGCAGATACCGCTTTAGAAATCATACCTTTTCCACTACTATTATCATAAGATCCCGGTTTATGATAACGAGATAAAAATTGTTGACTTTCACTTTGTGTTACTGAATAATTACCAGAAATATTATTATTTCTATTGTACATATTCATAGCATCTATATATGCTTTAGAATCTGCGTCAGCACTTCCAAATTTACCAATAAAATCACCTATTAACGGTTTGTTCATATCAATAAATACTATTTGGTATTATTTTCCAATTCAATCAAATAACTAATATAATATCGTCTGATATAGACAGGCATAAGAAGGATATCTCGATATGAGAACCCTCTTTTAACTAAAAATAAAATTTCGTCTAATTGACCTTTACTATAATCCGTAGAAAGGGCGAAAAAATTCTACCCCGAATCCAATTTCAACTTGGATTGTGTCTCCTGACGGGGTTGTTACTGTTTTTTTAAGATCTAATGATGGTTTATTTTCTTTAACAAATTTTCTGAAATCTTGTGAATCCTTGATTGGTAGATTTTGAACAAAATTATGTATGTTCATCATTTCTCTGTTGCCAGCAACAGATTTAATCATCATTTCTAATTCTTTTGTTACAAGTGGTGCAACCCCATTACCATTCCAACTTTTTTCTATTTCGTCAAGTTCTCTTTGTTGTTTTTTAGTTAAAAACTTAAAAGTAACTTCTACTTTAGATTTTTCCATAAAGTATTTGAATTCACCATTTTCATTTGGTGTTAATCCGAAATCTTTAAACTTAACTTCACTTAAATCAACCTTCGCGGTAAATGCTTCGCTTGTTTTTGGGTCGGTTACATAAACGTTGAACTCAGGTCCGAACGCGGTGTTTCTTAAAAAGATTAAAACGGCTTGTCTATCTTCATCAACTAAATCGTCTGTGTTAAAATCTTTATCTAAAATTTTTCTTTTTAGTAATTCATCTACCACAGCATTACTTTGAATTAGGTTTTGTGCCGATAGTATATTTTCATCAGCAGCGGTTAAGTATGCAACTCTTAAAGATTTTTTTTGTATTGTATAATGAATACCTCTACTTGGTAATTCTACAACATCATATGCAATTGTTGGGTCTACTACAAATTGTTCCATAGAATAAAATATATTAAATAACTATCTTAATGTAAAGTTTTAAAATAAAAAAAGGTATCCTTTTGAGATACCTTATTTTTGACAGATTTATTATTTTAGTAAACTTGGATACATCTATCCATTCTCAAAGAACAAACGATAGTTGCAATTTCATCTCTTGAGTAATCTAAATCACCGAAGTTTAAATCGGTAATAAATGTACCTTGTAGAATCCACTTTTCAACCACAACACCTGTTGGGTCTAACATTTCTAATTCGATATCTTTTTTATATCCAGCAGCATAACCCATACGACCTGTTACTGATTCTGCATGTAAACGGAACCATTCCATAAGTGCTTGAGAAGCAGATGGACCAATTGGGTCTTTAAAGGTTACTCTCATTTCCTGCCATTCAAATCTTCCTGCTACATATGTCGATGTATTCAAGAAGGGAATAGCCACAGAATTGATTTTAGCACTTGGTCTAGCCGCTGATGTTACATACCATTCATTGATACCCAAAGATGATGGGAATCTAACAATGAATCGGTTTTGTCTTTTCGGTTCATAAGGAACCGGCATTTTCATTAATAAATCTGCCATTTTGTATTTGTTAAGTTTTTAGTTATTCTTTATTCCTATAAATATATTCAAATCAAGAAATATTTTTTTTTAACTATAATTGATTCAATACTTGATTTTATCAAAAATTTTAATTAGTTTTTTACTAGTCCCAGTATCCAGTTCTAGAATATTTCTTAACTTATTAATAAATACTAGAATATCTGGTTCCAGTATACTGGATTGTATATAAAAGTATAATTATTATAAAAAATGGTTCCGCGTGGAACATGTGGAACAAAAAAGGGAATCCAATGGACTCCCTTTTCATTTTTATATACTTTACTTTAGATATTATCGAAAGACGCACCTGTAGGTGTAATAACAAACTCAACATCAATAAATTCAAGAGAACGAGTAGGTTTGATATAAATTTTACCTCTAAGTGTGTTAGCATCAATATCCTCTGGATCATTTGATACTGTTACACGGAAGTCAAATAAACCTCTCTCTTTCTTAATTGATTCAAGAATAGGATTTACTAATCTCAAAAACTCATTTCTTACTTGTTCGTCATTTTGTTCAAATAACAATCTAATTGCAACCGCTGAAATTAACTTTCTAGCTCTTAATAATAATCTTCTTACGTTGATTCTATCAAGTGCAGATTCTCTAACCTGTAGGGTTTTATTACCCCAAATAATTGTACCAGTGTCTGAGAATGTTGCAATTGGGTTAATTCTGTTCTTATAAAGGTCATCTCTTTCATCAAGAGTAAGTTTTTTGTATGCTTTAATCGCGTTTATTAAACCTCTTGAATAACCCGCTACAGCGAACCAAGGATATGAAACGTTATCGGTCAATGCGATATTCTTTAAAACTTCCCCTGTTGGTGGAATATACAACTGAGTTGCGTTGTCCCCATCTCTTACTTGAATCCAAGGCCAGTATGTTGCTGAGTAGTTACTATCAATTGAAACTGAATCCAAATTGTCAATAACCTCTTCTGCGGTTGAAACGTTAGGTGAGTTCATCACATAAAGTGAATCCGCTCTATCATTTTCAATCATGTCGATTGCCTGAGTAACCAATGAACTGTGGTCGAGGAAGTTAATACCTGGAGTTGCAAATACGTTAATATCAACCGCTTCAGGATTTGCAAATGTTTCCACACCTTGTAAGTAAGCATAATAATCAGAGTTACCAACACTTGAACTAAATACACCTCCATTG